GCTGTGATTGCTTCAGGCTCATCCTTATATGTTTCCATATCTTTTCTTAGGGCTAAGTAATCTTTAAGTGTTACTGCTTCCCAACTTGTAGGTACTTTTAATTTTATCTCTTGCTTCATATTATTTTCTTTTATATAGCTTTACATAGTGTGAATTAATACCATCTCCATCTGAATATATCTCATCATGTGTTTCTTTTATATGTTCTAATAGTGTTACCCCTCTATCATCAAACTGAAATAGAAAGTTATGGAATTCACCAACTATGTATTTTATTTTGCTTAAATCTTTATTGTATAAGAAATCAAATTCAGCTCCTTCTATATCAATCTTTAGCAAACCGATTTCAGATGGTGGTAATGATGGCATCTTCCAGTCATATATGGCTATTCTTTCAATCAATTCTTCTAATGACATTGTTTCTACTTCTTCGTATTCTTCACTTCTATATCCGTGATTATTTGCTTCATTAACAAATCCAGTTATACCAAAGTTTCCTGAGTTAGTATCGTTATCTCCATCTCCCATATACTTTCTCAATTGTACATGCTTTCCACTTTCTTTAGTAAGAGCTTTGTGTAAGACACCAAAGTGATGATGCTTTTTATATTCTTCTACGTTATATGAAGATGCATCTATTGCAATCAATCTATTAAATCTATATTTGAATGCCTGTGTGAATCCACCTACATTACATCCAGCATCTATTACTAATTCATTAGGTTCTATATCTACTAAATGCATTGGGTATTCTCTAGTACATTCATTGGTTATTCTTTCAAACCATCCATCTTCTTGGTTATTTGCCATTAATTTATCTACTTTCATATTATGCTTTATTTGATTTAGGTGTTGTTATTACTTTTCCTTCAGGTACAGCCCATTGTTCAGGGTTTACTAATTCTCCTACCATTTCAAATTCAGCTGATTGTACTGGTATGTTTGTTATATCCACAGTATTGATTTGTCTTTCTAATACTGTCCTCAACTTATTTGTTGCAGAGTTTCTTTGTTGTATTGTAGCAGATAGATAAGCTTTAGAAGCTTTCAGTTCTTCCATTATCTTAGCATTCTCAGTTTCTAAATGATTAATGTATGCTGCCATTTCCATTACTTGTTCTTCACCAATTAAGGCTTCACCTATTTTAAGGTATTGTTTATCTTCCATATATTTTGTTTTATCGTACTCTAATTACATATTTTCCTTTAGCAGTTGCCACTTGCGATAATCTCATCATAGCTGCATACCTGGCAGCATCAATAGCGTGGTTGTTGAAATCAATAGGCCTATCTAATTGCTTTCCAAATCTATCCGTTTCCCATTCGTATCCATAGAATTCATTTACTATGTTTTGGCATGTACGTGGTATATTGATTGAATAGTTCTGAAGGACTTGGATACCAAAGTTAATACTATCCTTTCCTTTCACTACCGGTCTTATATTAAATCCTAATCGGTATAGTTCTTCTATTAGACGAGGTTCTGCTGAATCAGCCCATATCTCCCATCGGTTATCTCCAATGATTGTTCTTAGTTTAGCTGCAATATCATTTGTTACCAATCCTCTCTCATAACAATTCTCTACCAAATAGATTTCTCTATCCTTTCTGAATAGGGATACAATAGCTGTTGGGTCATTACTATATCCAAAGTCCATTCCCACACATACAAACTCTGCATCATCCGGCACCCAATCTATTACATTGAATTGGAATACAGCCTTATCGTTTTGTACGAACTCACCTAATCCATATATTCTCCATGCTTTTGGATTACTCTTTTCCAAAGCCTTAATACTATTCACTACCTCTTTCTCCAAATATGGATTGTTCTTAAATGTAGTAAAGTATTGTGTAGCATCTTCTATACTTCTAATCCAATGGTGTGGAGATATGGTAGGGTTTAGGGATAGTATGATTGGACCTGTACAACGTATTCTTAGCTGAAACCAACTTTCCTCATCTATTTCGTTTGCTTCTTCCAACCATAGAATAGATGATTTTAATCCTCTTAACTTCTCTGGGTTATCCGTACTGATGAATGATATTGTAGAGCCTGTATAGAATTGATATATCCTATCAGTAATATTAAAATCATTTGCATTCCACAATTCCAAACCAGTCATTATATCTTCAAAATCTTTTATGATAGTACGCTTGAGTGATGGGATTGTCTTTCTTACTATTACTACATCCTCTTTACCTTCCAAGCACTTTACGATACACCATTGTAGGAGTGCGTATGATTTGCCTGAACGAGTACCGCCATAATGTATTGTAGTACGAGTTGGTGAATCGTTTTGGTTTTGGTATGTTACCGTTGTATTAATTTCCAGATTCATCTATCGTCTTTTGGGTTATGTTTACTGATATTTGCTGTATCCTTTGTTCTACTTCAGCTTTCATTTCAGTTCTACTCAACTTAGGTAGGGTGAACTCCATTAGTTTCAAAGCAAGTTCTATTGCTCTCTCCGGGTCTTTCTTCTTAATCTTTTCTAAATCGGTTGATAGAGTATTGAGGGTATTATCTACTGCACGAGCAATAGTTAGTTTCATCATTTCGGTTGAACGATTCACAGCCCCTTTCGGTCTACCTTTACTTAGCTTGTTTCCTTTTTCAAATGCCATTGTTATTTGGTGTTATTTAAACATATATACATATATAACAACTATGTTCACCTTTGTATTTATCGTTGGACCTTGCCCCCTTAAAATCGTTTTTAGAATGGGTTATCTAAGTTATCCTTTAGGTGTTTCTTAATCTTCTTACAATTAAGGTAAACAGTAGATTTGGATAACTTTAATTCTGATGCTAACTTCTCAAATGTCATCTCCTTATCAAACGCATACATCTGATATATCTTAGATGGTGCCCATAATTTAGTTCTCTCTAATCTCTTTAATTCATCTACCATCTTATTGTACACATCATCTATCTTCTCGTCCGCATCTACATCGTATTCGGATTCTACTTCATCGTAACTATCCGATAGAGCTACATTCCTTTTAGCTGCTTTTATTCTATTAAGGAAACGAGAGTTAAGAAATGCATGGCAGTACATGAGGTTAAATGAATTCAAATACCAAAGAGCAGGATTACATTTCTCTGCTAAGTAAAGGTATAGTTCACCAACCAATTCATCTGCTACTTCCTTATCCTTTGATAGATTGAATGCAACAGCTGATAACCATCCATGTGAATTACGGAATAGTACATCTAATCGTTTGTTATTTTCTATCTGAATCTTATTCACTCTTAGTTCTTACAAATGTTCTTAGTGTATCTACACAATCACCCCAATGTCTTGCTGATGATTTACAACTACAAGGTTGATTTACTCTTTCACCTCTTATTGTATTACACCATGTCCAAAACTGTCCCATAAGATGTTCAGGTAAATAGTTCTTTACACCTTCCAAGTGTATTTTCATTTGTTGAAATTCTTCTAAGTTTAACGGAGCGTATTTGCTCTCCGCTACATTTGGTTTTAATTCTTCTGCCATATATTATAATTTTATTCCTTCTTTACATCCACACAATTCGTTGAGGTATATCCTACGAGCCTCACAGCCACAATCCTGATACCCTAGCTTCAACGCAATCCATCCGGCTATATCTTTACCCCAACCTAATGTAATAACGTTTATAAGCCCATCTACAATGTTCCCTAGCTTTATTATACACATAGTTTATTGATTTTTTAATTTAAACTTTCTTTCATGCATTGCTAACATATTCTCTGAACGAGTAACCACTCTTAAGTTAGTAATATCATTGTTATGCTTGTCACCATCTATGTGGTCAATCTCAAATCCTTTTGGTATCTTACCACCAAAGGTTTCGTAAACTAACCTGTGACCCCTTCTCCATAACCTTTGTTTGCTTTCACCTTCTCCAACAAACAAGCCATAGTATAAATATCCACTTGGATGTAAGCGTGGTTTAACAAGTCTTAGTTCTCCTTTAGGATTATAACGAGGTGCTATCTTAGTTGAAAGAACTCTACCATCATCACAAATGTGGTAATCTTCAAATCCTTTAAGCGGCGCCATAGCCACTTCTGTTTTAGTTTGTATCATAGTTTTTAATTTAAGGCATAAAAAAGCCAGTCCCCAAATGAAAGAGGACTGGCAATATAGGATAATGCAGTGGATAGTATAAAATGGCGTTTCGATAAAAGACCACTGCTTATATAATTATAACAATTCATTTCATTTTTGTTTATCCTAGTTCTTTTGTTCATTATTTAAGTTAATAATTTGTGTGTTAATCTTTTCAGATGCTGCATTGATTAGAGATTGCATATCCATATTCTCTAATACAAATAACATTTCCTCATGCGTTATATCCGCTGGAGATTTCTTTAATAGAAAATCTAACTTAGATTGTATTTCAGCTGATAATCTATTCTTTGAGTCATTTTGTTCTTTAGCTTCTAAGTAAGCTTTTGATTGTTTATATTCTTCCATTATTCTAATGTTTTTTTTGGTTTTAATGTTCTTTTAGTTTTTTCAATAGTTGGTTTTGTATCTTCTAATTCTTTAATTTTTTTTCTAAAAATATCTTTGAACTCATCTAAATAATTTTGTGAATACACTCCATTTTCAGCTACAATACTTCCATTTATTTTAGAACCTGTTTCTTCATCTGAAAAATGCCAATTAGGATTAAATGTCAAACTTCCTCTATTTAATTTACGAATTAAGAAATCAAATGAAAACTGATATTCTAATTCACCATTAGGTAACTTCTTACATCCACCTGGTATCTTATTAAAGAGTACACCACCCTCATGTCTTAATCTATATTTCTTTACTAAAAGATATTCAATAAAATAAATTGTTTCTATACAATCAGTTTCAAATATTACCTCTGAATCATAATCTACTTTCCAAACTTTATCTTTAATAAATTCCTGATATTCAATAGATTTCTCACCAGCATCCTCAAAAGATAACTTAGCTTTGAAACCATGATGTGAAGTTGGTCCAAAATCATACATCCTAATATAAGGAGTATTAATAAAATTTTGAATAATTTCATCAGGAGTTGTACCTGTAAATTCTTCATTTTTAATTACAGGTTGATTACTGATACCAATGTAGAAAGGTTTTTTTGTTTTTAATTCGTTATCAATTTCATATTGAAGATAAACATACGCCATATTATTATAATTTGTTTTTGTAAAGATAGTAAAAATAATTCATATTTCCAAATTTGTTTTGCTTTAGACACAACACTGCTTTGGAAATTTTTACATTACCTAGCAATTAAAATAGGTCTTATACATTGGTATCATTACTGATTATGTAAAGAGTGTGTGATAAGAACCATAATCAATTCCACACAATATACTATCACCTATTTCATTTTTGACCTGAAGTGAATCCTCACCGCTATGTTTCTATATTATCTCAATAGTGCAGCTACTAACACTCCGTATTACCTGTGTCTCTCAGGTTGAGTAGAGGCCTGTTTTTGTTTTTTAATAATGTTTTTAAGAGTTTTTTCCTGTTTAAGTGTTAATTCTTTATTAGATTTTAATAGTGTTTTTACAAAGTTTAATTCCCAATCGTTTAAGTTATATTCTAATAGTTTAGTAAGTTTGGCAAAAAGAGATTCTTCCATACATCTTTTTGAAATGTATTGATTAACAAAATAGGAATCAGCATGATACTTCATTGTTGGATTCCAATTACTTCCCTTAAATTTTGAAAATCTATCTTTAGCCATTTTATTTTACTTTAGTAGTTGTATATAAATAGTGTGTTTTTAAAAAAACGTAAAATAAAAGGGAAGAATAACCTTCCCCTCTATTCCACTTACAACTATGAATTAATACAAATATACGAAATTATTTTCACTTATCCAAATTTCTTTTTATATTGAGCTAGTTTAGTAACCACATCAGTACTATCAAAGCATTTAGTGTACTCTATACCATTTTCACCTTTGTAAACATATACTAACCAACCTGTTGATGATACGCCAGAATACAATGTTTCGGTATATCCTTTGTCAGGGTTCGCTTGAGTTTCTATATGGTTAATATGTACTACTTCTCTCTTACCATCCGTTCTATGAAGGATTATATCCCTATAATCGGAATCATCTGATACTCCCTCATACAATAGAATATCAATTGTAGGTTTTGGGGATAGTAAGTGCCCAATACTTTCACTTCTTTTAGTTGCTGTTTTTTGTTGTATTTCTTTTAACATATTTTTTTGTTTATAATTTTATAAAATCTAATCTTACCTTCCTTTTGTAATCTATCCATCTCTGGCTTTACATATACTACACTACCAACATACATAGCATCTGCATCTGACCATGCCCATATATCATCAATAGTAATAGATTTAGTACCTTTATCAGTTTCAATAAGGAATTGTACTTTGTACTTTGTACCAGTTTCTTTCCTCATTATAAACTTTTCTTCTTCTACTCTATCCTGCATTTCTTTAGGCAGAGAATTGAGAAGCGCCATTAAGCGCCTCTCTAATGATAATATTCTATCTTCCATAACTTAATCAATTGGGTGTATAAAGTTATCAAATTCACTTTCTAAGTACGATAATCTATGTTTCAATTCCCATACCAATTCTTCATTAGCTGGATGACTGTAGTGTTCACAATGCTTAATTTCAGCTTTGGTTTCTTTGATTTGCTTTTGTAACCAATTTTGTAATGCTTGTTGTTCGTTGTTCATAGTTTTATTTTTTAATAAGTCCGATAATTGTTTTAGTATAATGATTTCTATTCAGTAAGAATAGGTTAGTATGTAATACATTTTCGCCAGGGATTCTGGATTGTACTACAATGTAGATTAATGGAGGTACATCCTTACCATTATCAAATTGAACATCTTTGAAATCTTTGATAAGATGACCTTCTAAATGATTTACCATCAAATGATGCAGGATGTTCTCATTGTTCTCTTTTGTTAATTTTACTTTTGCCATTTTATTTGATAGGTTAAGAAGGTAACCAATACCTTTTAGTTGTTTGATATATGTAAAGATACGAAAAAAAGATGAAACTACCAAACAATTTAGGGTAAAAAACACATATTTTAGCTAACTCATTGATAATCAACCAGTTAGTACTCTCAGCTCTATTTACCCCTATTAAGTAGTTCATCCTCATATATCAAATATACGAATAATTCCTGATATAACCAAGCTTTTTGGGTAGTTTTATCTAACTCATTGATAATCAATGACATAAAAAAACCCCCAAAAATGGGGGTTATGGGGTGAGCAATAAAAATGAAATATATGTCAATGGCAATGCAGACCTACCCCAATGTTTTATTCTAATATAATCCACTCATCCTTTTCAGCGGTGGCTTCTTTTAGTTTTCTTTCTGATAATAGAAATGGGTATAATTCCTTAAACTGATTGAATGATAATTTCTTATCAGCTCTAACCTGCTTTATTATATCTTCCATTCTCTTTTCTAAGATTGTCAGCTTTTGAGTATCATCAATATAGCCATCAATCTCATCTATAATTTTGTACACTTCTTTACTACCTGCTTTTAATAAGGTGTTGAAGTGACCTCTTAGTTCTTGTTCAAAATCCATATTAATCTTTTATAGGTACACAATTCGGAATCATTCTTCCTGAACCGTCATCAGCCGGCTTTAACCCAACTGCGACATATCCGCTCCAACAAGCATCTTCTAATCCTTCAGCCGGTTCTTGTAAGTTGATACCTTCGTATTTTCTTTCAAAGTTTAATTTTGCTGCTACTCTCTTTTGAGGGTCTGAAAACTTTTGTTTAGATAGTTCTCTCCTATCCCATTTGGAATAACATATAGCTGCTGCTTGTGCTTGTTCGTATCCTGCTCCTATTTCTTCCCCAATACATCTACCGATGAATTCTTCTTGGGTTTCTCCTGCGTTTGGTTTAACTGGCATATCTTTTGGTTTTATGGATAATTTTTCGTATCTTTGTAATACAATAATATAACAATCTCAATTTGTTATATATTAAACGAAACGTTACAATGCCCAGAAAGAAGAACCCTGACAATAATTACTTTAACCAAGCCGTTGAAGATGCAGTATGTGTTTACCTAAACTCTACTAATCAAAGAGAAAAGGAAACTGCTTTCCGAATAATATATCCTGCCCTTTGTAAAATAGCAGAAGTTTGGCATAATAAACTAAAGGTATCTTATCACGATACTGATTCTATTGATATGCAAATGAATTGTGTTGCCCATATTGTAGAAAAAATGCACATGTTTAATTGTGGGACTGGTACTAAAGCATTCTCTTACTTTACTGTTATGGCTAAGTTCTTCTATATGATAGAGAATAATAAAAACTATAAATACTTCCAGCGATATACTCCTATGAGTTATATGGCTGTCACATTTGATACGCCTAATACGGATGCTAGGGATGAAAGGGCTAACGAATCTAAAATGTTATTAGAAGCTTTTACAATGTATTTGGAATTGAATATTGAAAGAATTATACCAAAAGCAAGATATAGACCTGTTGGAACTTATATTATTAATTTATTAAATAACTTTGAGACTGTTGAAGAAATTAATCGTAGAAAGATTGTAAACCAAATGGGTTCGGTAAAAGGAATGCCACCTCGTAATCAGATTACTAAAATAATGAATAACTTAACTGCTCAATTTAATCTATTCAGAAAACAATGGATGGATGGAAATACATCACTTAATTACATTGAGAAAACTACATTATCAAGAGAAGAAAAAATGCTTATTAAGAAAACATTTAAAAAGGATACTGTAATGTTAGGTGTTACTAAATTGGCTAAAGAGTTGGGTGTTACTGAACCAGTACTTAGAGAGTATATTAATACTCTTATCTAACTCTATATCTCTGTCCTTGCCATCTACATTCCGATACCGATTGTAAATCTATTGTTCTCCAATCACCACCATTGTCTTGTGATTGTACTACCATATAATCTTTTGCTTCGTAATCGTATATAGCACCTCTAGCTATACCATTTAAGAATGGGCCCCAATTCACATCTCTTGCGAATGTACCACCACTTACTTTATCTGATTTAACAAATATAGGATTTGATGGAGTACTCTCCATTAAGAATGAATAGAATTGTGAAAACGTTATTTCAGGTAACGCAAACTTTAATATCTTATTATATACTTTATTTGATTCCATTATTATTCAGTTATAGGTCCACCAACAACCCATGCAGAACAAGTTCTACTTGCTGCACATTTAAAATCAAATGCTTCACAATAACCAATCTCACCAGCTTCAATAGCTTCGTATGGGTCTACCTCTTGTCCTAATCCTTCTGCAATACACTTAAGTATTTCTGGAGTTCGGTAAAAGAATACACAGTTACCGCAAAGTGCTTTTTTTGCTTCTTCAACACTTCCTTTGAATTGGTCTGCTTTTGCTTTCCAATATTCTTCGTTTGGTTCGTTTGGGTTAAGCGGTCCATAGTTTGCTTCATCTATTGCTTTTTGTCTATTAGCTATGTTTAATTTAATATCTTTAGTTGATACAGGACAACCTTCTATTGCATCGAATGTAGCAGGTGCTATACTTCCACTAGCTGCTTCGCCAGGGTAAGTTGATGCTACTGATGGTTGTGCTTCTAATTTAGTTTCTTCAACTAATTGTCCTAACTCTCTTAATTTATTTCTACTCCATGCTAATCCGGCTTTACCACCCCATAGCAAAAATGAAATATGACCGCAATCAGAAGTTGATTCAGCTTGGTCGTAATATATTTCAGCTCTTGAAAGGTATGAGTACATTCTCTTTACAGTCTCTACACTGATAGGTTTCTTTTGTGCTAATTGTTGTGCACGAACTTTACCTACTGGAGTGGCACATTTGTTACCATTCTTTTCGTTTAGTTCAATACCTCTCTTAGCGTTATTGGCTACACCATCACCATAGTCAGAGAAACTCTCCATATCCACCCTTTTCTTCCCCTTGTAGCGATTATCTTTCTTTATTACTGCCCTTATCTCACTTAGGATTAGAAGCGCTTCTTGCTCCTCTAAATCACTTAAAACAGTATCTGCTTCAAATTCTATTTTAGATTGTTTTACTAACTCGTGTCCGAACAAGCCTTCTATACTGAAGCCTTTCACCTCACCAGTCTTTACATAATCATTCCAAATCTCATCATTATCAATCTTAAACGTTCCCATCCAAGTACCAACCGGAACATTAAGATTATACAAAGCTGACTTATCTTTAGTAATACTTTCTTTAATCCAACTTTCAACGAGCGTAACTCCATTAATTTTCTTATCATGCT